GTTCAAGGATGATCAACCAATCGTGGGTGCATGGCAGTGCAGAAAGTGTAAGGCAGTAAATGGATGATCAAGAGAAGCTGCTAGTATTTTTAGTATTGCTGCTCTTCATCGGTGGCGTTGCTATGGGTTACATGGCGCATGGCTAGTCAAGCAAGAAAACATAGAGGTTTCCGCACAGAGCGCGTAGTCGCACAGTACCTATCGACTGTGTGGGCTGGCGCATGTGTGGGAAGGGGTAGCGGTAAAGACATTGTTAATGTACCGTTCGATGTTGAAGTTAAAGCCCGCGCTGGATTTCAACCATTGGCATACATCAAGCAATTAAAGGCTCGCACAGCTCTTTCGGGGGAATTGGGCTTTGGAGTCATACGACTAAACGGACAGGGTGAAGATGCTGCTGAGTATTGCGCCATCATCCGATTAGCCGATCTCTTACCGCTACTCCAATTAAAGTATGGTCATCTAACCAGCGAACCTACAGAGGCAGACATTGACCGCTGCACAGGCTGTGGGTCTTACATGATACAGAGGTGCTTAACTTGCCAGCCTATGACTACAAATGCTCACGATGCAATCTCAGTCAAGAGATCACCCATGGATGGCACGATAGACCAGTAATACCATGCACATACTGTAATGAGCCTATGACAAAGGTTATTGCAGCTAATCCAATACACTTCAAGGGAACAGGATGGGGAAAAGACAAATGATTACAAGACAATACATGTGTAAATGTGGAGTTACGCTTTTAGCAGAGTTAGACAAAGATTTAGATTTCCAACTTGATTGGCATCGAGGCAAGAGTCAAATCCATAAAGATTGGTATTTCGATGAGTACGGCATTGAACTTCAATAGTAAATGTTCGTATTGCAAAGCTGATTTAAGCCCTATTAATTGGAGTTTAAAAACATCAAAGATTGGTGGGGTTTTAACCATAATTCAATGCATTGATTGCGAATGGAGAAATTCTAATCCAAAGGTTTAGGGTGTATCCAGATGCACCCATAGTTATCCACAGAAGTTATCCACAGGGTACTAAAAGAGGGCGACACGCCCAAGATTAAGCGAGGTGCTTGACATGATTGGTACGCTAACGGCGCAGAGCCTCTCAAAGGCTCACCGCGAGCCCCTGAGGGGCGTAGCTCGCGGGGTGCTAGTAGCTATTGGGATAGCTCTATGCTTTATGCCTGCAGCAGGTAGCTCTAACATGAGCCAAATAAAAATGACACCAAAACAGTATGCCTATTATTCATTGAATAATCTTAAAGAGTATAAATGTTTAGCATCACTCTATGGTAAAGAATCAGCATGGAATCACAACGCTTACAATGCCAGTAGTGGTGCAGTAGGAATACCACAAGGTAAAAGCATTTGGCTATTAACAGCTACACCAATACAACAGACCGAATGGGGATTACGGTACATTAAGCATAGGTACTCAACGCCATGTAAGGCTTATGATCATTGGAAGGCAAAGGGATGGCATTAGAAGAAGACGTCACAGTAATGTGCAATAGATGTGAGGATCGCATCGATGAAGCTGAAGCGATGCAGGTTCATGCTTGGTGGCTATGTGGTAATTGTTATGATGAGATTTAATGGCAATAGATCCAAGAGATAGCAGAAAGTGGCGAGCATTGCGATTACGTATACTAGCTCGTGACTCATACACATGTGGTTATTGTGGACAAGAAGCAACAACGGTGGATCACATACTGCCTATCAAGAAGCACCCAGACCAAGCTATGAATCCTGAGAACCTGATGAGTGCCTGTGCCAAGTGCAACAGTGCGAAGGGGTCACGCTCACACGGGGTTTTTTTAGCACAAGCGTTCACCCCCCCTGTCTTTTCTGACTGTATTTACCCGAAGACAGCCGTACGGGCCCTACAAGGCCCCTGTATGGGCCAAGAAAGCCAAGATAAAACCTAATGGCTAGTAAACCTAACCAGCCGAGAATTGGGGCAACTAAACCACGCTTAGAAAACACACCACTTAAAGGCATAACCCGAGGTGGCGAGGTTGCACAGCTAGCAGAGGATATTGGCCTGCCTTTATTAAGCTGGCAACGCTACGTATTAGATGATCTATTGACAATAGATAAAAATAAGCAATTCATACGCAAGACTGCGCTAGTTTTATGCGCCAGGCAAAACGGTAAGAGTCACTTAGCGCGTATGCGTGTACTAGGCGGCCTATTCTTATTCAACGAGCGCAACCACGTCATTATCTCTAGTGCTAGAGCTATGGCTTTGACCACCTTTAGAGAGATAGTGGATGCGATAGAGGCGGCGCCAGTACTTAAAGCCCAGCTGAAACAGGTCAAGTACACTAACGGCGCTGAGGCTATTATCTTGAAAAGCGGTGCTAGGTTAGACGTTAAGGCAGCTACTAGAGATAGCGCCCGTGGTGCTACTGCCGATTTTTTATTCATAGATGAGCTGCGCGAGGTAGATGAATTGGCTTACTCGGCAGCTATTCCAGTAACCAGGGCAAGGCCTAACGCCCAAACCCTACTGGCTAGTAACTCAGGTGATGCTTTTAGCAATACGCTTAATGACCTACGTGAGCGCTGCCTCAGTCACCCGCCCGAGTCTATGGGTTATTACGAGTACAGCGCTCCGCAGTTTGCAGCCCTTACAGATCGTAAAGCCTGGGCTATGGCTAATCCTGCCCTGGGTGTTTTAATAACTGAGGCCTCAATACAAGAGGCGCTTACTACACAAAGTACCGAGCAATTTAGGACAGAAACGCTATGCCAATGGATAGATAGCCTACAATCGCCGTGGCCTCACGGATCTGTTGAGGATGCCAGCGACATCAACTTAAAAATGGCTCCTGGGCCTCTTACGGTCTTTGCTTTTGACGTTAGCCCTAGCAGGCGCGATGCAAGTTTAGTAATGGGTCAGATATTGCCCTCAGGCAAGATAGGCGTAGCTGTATTAGAAACTTACAGCTCACAGGTAGCAGTAGATGAGCTAGTTATAGCTGCAAGTGTTAAAAAATGGTGCGATATGTATTACCCCAGGGTAGTTTGCTATGACAAGTACACCACAGCATCTATAGCCCAGCGTTTGCAGATGTCAGGGGTTCAGACTCGCGATGTGTCAGGTCAGAGCTTTTATACAGCCTGTTCAGACTTCCACGATGCGCTAACTAACGACAGGCTACGGCACTCAGGCCAGGATCAGCTAGTACAACAGATGAGTAACTGCGCGGCTAAAACTAACGATAGTAGCTGGCGTATTGTGCGCCGTAAATCTGCAGGGGCCGTAGATATACCTATTGGCTTAGCTATGGTTATTCACGTCTTAGCACAGCCTGTATCTGAGGCTAAAGTTTACGTTTAGACACGCCGAGGGCTGTGGATAACTTTTTACCTGTGGATAACCTATAATCCGCCCTATGGGTCTATTGCAAACTTTAGGCATTACTAAAAAAGATGTTAACGCCCAGCTAGCCCCTGCCGTTATGTCACAAGGTTACGGCACAGGTGTTTATAGTTATGGCGGCCTGTATGCAACTGGCAACGGCGCGCCTTTTATGGATCGGTTTACAGCGCTACAGGTGCCCTCAGTATCACGTTGCCGTAATCTAATTGCAGGCGTTATATCAAGTATAGATTTAGAGCTGTATAAAAAATCTACAGGTGCAGAATTAGAGTCTCCACTATGGTTAGAGCAGCCCGATATGCGCCAGCCACGTAGCGTAACTATTGCTTATACCGTTGACTCACTTTTATTTTACGGCGTTGCATACTGGCGCGTTACAAGTTTGTACGCCGATGACGGGCGCCCTAGCGGTTTTGAGTGGGTGGCTAATACCCGCGTAAGTGTTACTACTGACCAGTACCAAGATCAGATAGATTTTTATAGCGTTAATGGAGTACGCGCACCTATGGCTGGTATTGGCAGCCTCGTTACTTTTCAATCTTTACTACCTGGCGTGTTAGAGACAGGCGCGCGCACAATACAGAGCGCGATAGATATACAAAAAGCGGCAAGTGTTGCAGCTGCTACACCTATGCCTACAGGATTTATTAAAAATAGCGGTGCAGATTTACCTGAGGCACAGATTAGCGGCTTGTTAGCTGCCTGGAAAGCTGCACGTGCATCACGCAGTACAGCATATTTAACAAGTACTTTAGATTATCAGCAAGTAGGTTTTAGCCCTAAGGATATGACCTACACAGAAAGTAGCCAGTATTTAGCTACTGAAATAGCACGGTTAATGAACGTACCTGCATATTACATAAGCGCAGATATGAATAATTCTATGACGTACCAAAATATATTGGACGGGCGCAAAGAGTTTGTAGCATATTCGCTGCAGCCGTTTATTAGCGCTATAGAAAACCGTCTATCTATGGATGATATTACGGCGCACGGTAACATAGTGCGCTTTGCGTTAGATGAAACTTTCTTACGTGCCGATACTGCAGCGCGTTTAGATGCAATAGAAAAAATGCTTAATTTAGGTTTAATTGATCTACAGCAAGCTCAGAGTATGGAACAGCTAAGCCCTATGGGCCTTAATGAAGGGAACGGCACTAATGATATTAACCTTTAGTGGCAATATAGAGGCAGTAGATAACGGCGATAGGCGCACAATCTCAGGCAAAATTGCACCGTATGGTGAGATAGGTGCGACAAGTGCAGGGCGCGTAATGTTTGCCGCTGACTCAATCACAATACCTGAGCCAAGTAAAATTAAACTTTTAATGCAACACGATAGCTCTAAACCTGTCGGGCGTATGCAAAATGTATCTAGCGCTAAAGACGGCCTTTATGCTAGCTTCAAGGTAAGTGCCTCATCACGCGGATCAGATGCAATTTTGCTAGCCCAGGAACAACTTATGGACGGCTTATCCGTTGGTGTGGAAGTTACAGCATCAAAGCCCCAAAAGGATTATCTCCTGGTGACAGCTGCAGTATTGCGTGAGGTGTCGCTTGTTGAAAGCGCGGCCTTCCCGTCTGCAGCTGTGCAAAAAATTGCTGCTAGCGAAAGCGAAACAGTAGAACCAACCCAACCAACCGAAACCGAAAGCGAGGCCGCTGTGACTACAGCCCCCGATCTAACCGCACCTGAGGCAGCAGATGCCACAGAGCAGGCTGCACCTACAGTAGAGGCAGCTCGTAAAATCATCCTACCAAGCGCACTTAATTCACAGCGCGTACGTACGCCAATCATAAATATGGGTTCATATACTGAACACAAAATTAAAGCCGCACTTGGTAACGAGGATTCCAAGCTATATGTAACAGCTGCAGATGACTCATTTACAACTAACCCAGGCTTTAACCCAACGCAATACCTAGCAGAGTTCCCAACGAATACACGCTTTGGTACACCGTCTATAGATGCTTGCTCACGCGGTACTTTGCCAGCTAGCGGTATGACTATTAACGTGCCTTCTCTTGTTACAAGCGCAGGCGGTCAATCAGGCGTTGCACCTGTTGTAACTGTTGAAGCTGAGGCTGGAGCAGTGCAAAATACAGGTATGGTTACAGAGTACCTAAGTGGTACCGTGTCTAAGTACTCAGGTATGAACACAATCAGCATTGAATTGCTAGAGCGTTCAGATCCTAATTTTTATTCTGAGCTAACAGCACAACTACAAAATGCGTACCTAAAAACCTTAGATACCACTGTTAATGCAGCCTTGATCACGGCGGGTACGGTTGCCACAACTGCACAGCCAGCTACCTCAGTAGGTATTATTGGTTACGCATCCGAAGCAGCTCGTATGGTTTATGAAGCTACTGGTTACTTTGCTAATAACTATATTGCTAACGGTTCACAATGGCAGCTACTAATGGGCGCGGTGGATAGCCAAAACCGTCCCGTTTATTCTGCAAGCCAGCCAATGAACGCAGGCGGTCTAGTACAGCCTGGCTCAATCCGAGGCAACGTCTTAGGTCTTGATCTATACGTTGATAAAAACTTTGCGGTTACAACTAACATAGATGACTCAGCAATTATTCTTGCGCCTGAGGCATTTACTGTTTACCAATCACCTACTGCCTATATGTCAGTAAACGTAGTATCAAACCTACAGGTGCAGGTAGCTATCTATGGTTATATGGCAACTATTGCCAAGATGCCTAAGGGTATTATCCGTTACAACTTTACCTAATAACACCCACTAATAGTTTGGTAGGCCTCTTAGCCCTTTGAGGCTTACCAAACCTAAGTAAGTAAGGAGTATAAAAATGGCCGCTACATACGTAACAGCTGCAACACTAAAGGCATCTTTAGGCGTTGGTACTCTTTACGATGCTTACACTTGGATAGAGGACACCTGCCAAACCGCACAAGACTTAATAAACGGCTTTTTATGGTTTGATAACGCGCCCGTAGTAGGCACCGCGTTAGTGTCTAATGTCGCTACAGTTATGGTTGCCAACCCTGGCATCTTTACTACGGGCCAATCGGTAACCGTTGCTGGGGCTGGTTCAACCTTTAACGGTACGTACACGATTACAGGCACAATACCTTTTAGCACAGGCACATCTAATATCCTGCCAGCCTTTAATATGCAGCTTAACTATTGGCAATTCCCACAGGGCTATAGTTTTATCCAATATGCCAAAACTGCTAGTGATCAAAACTTTAGACGAGTACTGCCTTACGGCACTATGACAGGTGACGATACAAAAACCGCTACCTATGCTAATACGCCAGCTATAAACGCTGCAGCTTTGATGCTGGCAGAAAATATATGGACTTCACGGTTTAGTACACAAAACGGCGGCACTAGCCTAGACGGCTACAGCCCTAGCCCTTTTAAGATGTCCAATACTCTTATGGCATCCGTGCGCGGCCTTTTGGCCCCGTACCTGTCACCTGCGGCTATGGTGGGATAATGGCAGCCGCAATAACTACGCTACGCAGCACAATAGCTGCAGCCCTGGCTAATGTCGGTGTGTGGACGGTATTTAACTACCCGCCTAGCACTATGCAAAGTAGCAGCGTGGTGGTGGCACCTGCGGATCCATATATCACGCCGAATAACAACTCATACGCGACTATCTCGCCTATGGCTAATTTTAAGATTATTATGACGGTGCCTATGTTTTCTAACGAGGCTAACCTCATAGGCATAGAGGACACGATAGTAGCCGTTTTTGCCAAGCTAGCCTCTAGCACAATCGTATTTAATGTTACTAGCGTAAGCGCACCTAGTGTGTTAAGCGTTGCCGCAGGTGACTATCTAACTGCAGACCTACAAATATCCGTACTAACGAGCTGGAGCTAAAATGGCACTTACAGATGAGGATAAAGCATTTTTAATCAAGATAGGGCAAGAGCTGCCTGTTGAGGTTAAAGAAACCAAACCAAAAGAAACACTAACAAAAGAAAATGAGGTATGACCAATGGCAATTTATTTGTCAAATGGTGTGGTAGTTACGCTTAACAGCGTAGCCCTATCAGACCACGTCACAAGCGCGACAATCAATCGCAGCTTTGATGAACTGGAAGTAACAGCTATGGGTAGCCAGAATTGCCCACTCGCTGCGTAAGCAGCGATGAAAATTACAGCGCTATATCGGTGAAGGCCCCCAATAAAAACAGGGTTAATACCGAGGCAACCTGCGAAAGCAGAGAGTCCGTAACGACTACACGCGCTGCTCCTAGTAATAGGATGAAGATATAGTCTGAACTGCATCAATGGTAAAGATGCAGAGGTTAGCAGAAATGACTAGCCCGCTAGCAATAGTGGTAACAGTATGGATACAGCTCATAAATTTGTAAAAGGCCTAGAGGCCAGCACAATTACTCTAGACTTTTTATCTGATACAGCTGCAGCAAACGTAAACGCTACTTTGCAGGCAGCCTGGGGTACAACAGTAGCCCTAACGCTAAAGCAGACAAGCGCGGCAGTATCAGCGACTAACCCGCTATACAGCACAACTATTTTAGTAAATAACACTACAGACATTAACGGCGCAGTAGCCGATATTGCTACCCAGTCAATTACTTTTACCTGTAATTCAGTAATCGTAATTACTACATCATAACAAACTAAGCAAAGGGGCTAACACAATGGCAAAACTAAAAATAACAAGGGCAGACGGCAGCGTATCGGATCATCAGATCACGCCGCGTATTGAGTACGCCTTTGAGTTATACGCAAAAAAAGGCTTTCATAAAGCCTTTAGAGATGATGAAAAGCAAAGCGATGTGTATTGGCTAGCCTGGGAGTGTTTACGCACGAGCGGGCAAACCGTACCGATGTTTGGGGCAGAGTTTTTAGACACCTTAGCCAAGGTTGAGGTGTTGGATGATGACCCTTCGCAATAGTGGGGCGCGGTAGTTTTGGTTACCTGGTAGCCCAGCTAGCCGTAGAAACGGGTATCGCGCCCCAGTATTTATTAGACCTTGATGATGTTATGTTTAAGAATATGCTCAAGGTTTTAACCGATAGAGCTAAGGAGCAACAAAATGCCAGCAGAGGTAAAAGGCGCCCTTGAGCTGCGCAAGGCTATTAAAAAGTTTAGCCCTGATCTTGCGGTAGAGACTCGTAAAGAATTAGCAAACCTTTTAGCTCCTATTGTTAAAACTGCTAGAGGTTTTATACCTTCAGAGGCACCAATTAGCGGCTGGGGTAAAAGTAGCGCTACGGCTTTATGGACAGAAAAGGGGCGGCTATGGAGTACGAGCGAAGCTAAAAGAGGCATAGGCTATAAAACTACGCCTTCAAAACCTAATAATAATGGTTTTAGAGCTTTAGCGCGTATTGCTAATACAAGTGCCGCAGGTTCAATTTATGAGACTGCAGGCCGCTTATATCCTAATGGCCGTGAGCAAGCCCCTATGGCTATGGTTGTGCGCGAAAGTCAGAGCAATTACGGCAAAAGAATACGCTCAGGCACCAAACTACAATCTAAAAGTAATAACCCAGGTGCAGGCAATATGTTTATAGAAGCTATAGATCAATACGGGCCTATAGTAGATGCTAATAATCAAACGGGCGCCGGACGTAGAAGCCGTAAAATGAAAGGCCGCGCCATATTTAGAGCTTGGAAAGAGGACGGCGGCAAGACTAACGCAGCTGTATTAAAGGCTATAGAAAACTCAAAGGTTAAGTTTTACAATGCTATGGGGGTTAAGTAATGGCCGTTGATCCGTCCGTAGTCATAAATATAGCCGCCGAATACACAGGCAAAAAAGCATTTAAACAGGCCGAGACAGCAACCGACAAACTTAGTAAAACGGTTAAAAGTCTTGCTAAAACCTTTGGCCTTACCTTTGGTACAGCTGCGGTATTGGCCTATAGCAAAGCCTCAGTTAAGGCAGCCAGCGAGGATATTAAAGCTCAAAGGTTATTGGCTAACACTTTAAAAAATGTCGGCTTGGCTTATGCAGCCGTTGATGCTGAGGGTTTTATAGCCAAAATGCAAAGCCAAACAGGCGTGCTTGATGATTTTTTGAGGCCTGCTTTTGCTCAACTAGCGGGCGTAACGGGATCAGTAGCCAAAACCGAAAAGCTTTTAGGTTTGGCTTTTGAGATTTCTAGCGGTTCAACACTGGACTATGCCTCTAGCGTTGACTTATTGGCACAGGCTTACGTTGGCAATAAAAAAGCATTAAAGCAATTAAACTTAGGATATACGCAGGCTGAGTTAGCGGCTATGTCCTTTGATGAAATACAACAGGTTATTACTGATCGGTTTGCTGGATCAGGTAAAGCTGCCCTTGATACGTATATAGGGCAAATGAACCTACTGGCTGTTTCAACTAACAATGCTAAAGAGATTATAGGCACTAGCCTTTTAGGTGCTATTGACTCACTAGCGGGTAATGACGGTATAGCTACGTTAGGTACAGACATAGAAAACGCAGCTAAATCCCTATCTAATTTTATTGACAGTATCGTTTATCTTAAAGAGCAAATTGCTACTATTCCAGGTGCAGGCATAGTTAAAGGCGTTTTTGGTTTTGTCAGTAAAGTTTTAGGCAATTTTAGCCCGCAAATGGCAGCTAAGTTATTAAAAGAGATTAAAGGCCCACAACCGTTTAGCCAGCCTATGAGTTTGGCCAATCAAGACACAGGCCGCGCAGCTTTGGCAGCTAGTAAAAAAGCCGAGCAAGAGGCTATTAAGCGCAATAAAGAGCTTGCTAAATTGGCTAACGCCCAGGCTAAAAGCGCTATAGATCAACTTAAAGCTAAACAATTAACTTTAGCCATAGACAAAGCAAACCTGGCTTTATCTAAGGGTAACGATGTCTTTAATATGGATGCTATTCAGCTTAACGCAGCGCTCATAGGCCAGGCTGAGGCGCTAGGCAAAGCTACAACTGGGGCACAGATATTAGCTATAGCCAATGACGTACAGCGCCTCAAGGTTAAGCAAGATATAAACGCCCTAGAGGATGCCATAGCCTCAAAAGATGAGACAGCCATAGTTAAGGCCACGGCCAAACTAAATCAAGATTTAGCAATACTAGGCACTTTGCAAAAACAAGATGCAAAACTGCTAGACATAAACAACGTTTTAGCAGGTATGAAGTCCACGGATCTAATTAACCTGGCTAACCTACAAGCTGCCCTAGACCTATTAGCAAAGTTTAAGTTCCCTACCTTGACCTTGCCAGGCATAGTAATGCCAGGGGGCACTAGCAACCTCAACCCTAACGCGGGCATTACCTTCAACCCTAACCAAAACAAAGACCGTAACTATGACCAAAACGTGTTAGATATAGCTGCAGGTATGTCTAGTAGCCAAAACGTTGCAGGTATCAACTTCAACCCTAACCAAAACAAAGACCGTAACTACACTAATAATGTAATTAACGTAAGCGCTGGGGTTATCGGTGATGAGAATATAATTGTGGATGCCGTGCAAAACGCCCTTAATGAGATAGCCCGCCGAGGCTACCTAACCACCTACGCAGGGGCGTTGCCAGCGTGACCGTGCCAGTAGTAAACGCTGTTATTAACTTTAGTACTGGCCCTAGCTTTGCTCAGGCTATGATTTTAGACAGCGGCTTATTAGATACCAACGTGTTAGCAGATAGCGCTAGCGTGATTGTGGACGTATCTAATCAAGTGGACAGCATACAAACTATTAGAGGCCGTAACGCCCAGGCTGACCAATTCCAAACGGGCACACTTACTATGCGTATTGTTGACCAAAATGGAGACTTTAACCCACAAAACCCTAGCGGCCCGTATTACAACCTGCTAACGCCTATGCGCAAAGTACAGATTACGGCTACCTACGGGGCGGTGACCTATCCGATAATGTCGGGCTTTATTACCAGCTACCAAACTAGTACACCTAAAAATGCTACCGATGTAGTTTATACAACTATCACGGCTGTAGATGCTTTTAGGCTGGCACAAAACGCACAGATTAGTACTGTGACAGGGGCAACGGCAGGTGACCTTTCAGGCACCCGTATTAACCAGCTGTTAGATGCTATTAGCTGGCCTACTTCTATGCGTGATGTAGATGCAGGCCTAACCACAATGCAGGCAGACCCAGGCACGGCCCGTACAAGCCTTGCAGCTATGCAGACGGTAGAGATTAGCGAGTATGGCGCCTTGTACGTGGATGCAGCTGGCTCCTTCGTCTTTCAAGACCGATCAGTAACGGCTGGCAGTACAGGGGCTACACCTACAGTATTTAACGATGACGGCACAGATATTGGCTACTTTAATGCGGTGTGGCGCCTTGACGATACCTTAGTTTACAACTCAGCCAGCGTTACCCGCACAGGTGGCACAGCTCAAACTTCTAGCGATGCTGCCAGCATAGCCAAGTACTTTATTCATAGCTACAACCAGCAAAACCTGCTAATGCAAACCGATGCCGTGGCCCTGGATTACGCCCAAGCATACGTTGCTAGCAGGGCTGAAACCTCTATCCGCTGCGATGCCATACAATTAGACCTTTATACAGATAACTATAACTTAGGCATTATTGCAGCCCTTAGCCTTGATTACTTTGACCCAGTAACTATTACAACTAATCAGCCTGGGGGATCAACTCTTACTAAAACTTTGCAGGTGTTTGGCGTTGCTATGAGCATAAGTCCTAACAGCTGGAAAACGACACTAACTACGTTAGAGCCGATTATTGACGGCTTTATATTAGACTACAGCTTGCTGGACAGCGGCGTATTAAATTATTAAGGAGTACGTAAATGGCTAAACAGACTTTTACCACAGGGCAGGTATTGACGGCTGCGGAGATGACTAGCCTGCAACAGACGGCTATGGGTGGTGGATCAACAACGGCAAAAACGACAAGTTATGTTTTAGTAGCTGCCGATGCTGGAACAGTCGTACAGATGAACAGCGCAAGTGCTACAACCATTACAGTAAATACTGCCCTGTTTGCAGCTGGTGACACAGTACAGATACAAAATGTAGGTGCAGGTGTCTGCACAGTAACGGCAGGCACCGCAACAGTTAGCACAGCCGGTTCGTTAGCATTAAGTCAATACGAGGGCGGCCAACTTTATTTTAATAGTACTAGCGCAGCTTTATTCTTTGACATTGTGCAAACTAGCGGTATGACTAACCCAATGACTACTACTGGCGATATTATTTATTCATCTAGCGGTTCTACACCTGCTCGTTTAGGTATCGGAACAACAGGCCAAGTGGTCACAGTAGCGGCAGGTATTCCCAGCTGGGCTACACCAAGCGGCGGTGGAACACCATTCGCAACTGACATTTTAGTAAACAGTATAATTGTTGGCCGTAGTGCAGGTGACATATCCACTAACACAGTCGTTGGAAATGCTGCTTTAGATTCCAATACAACAGGTAGCAACATTGTTGCTATGGGAGTAAACGCTCTTACTGCCAATACGACAGGTGCGCAAAATATCGCTGTCGGTGCTAATGCAATAACTGCAAATACCACGGGTAGTGAAAATACCGCAGTAGGTCACAATGCACTTAAAACTGGTACTGGAAATGCTTCCTGTACTGCTATTGGTTGGGGCTCTTTGGAAGTTTGTTCTGCGGGAGACAAAAATACAGGCGTTGGATATAACTCGCTTTACCAAGTAACAACAGGAACACGCAACACAGGTATGGGCGGACGAACAGGAATCTCACTCACAACAGGTTCAACTAACACAATTTTAGGTGAAGCAGCAGGGCAAACTCTTGCAACTGGTAGCAATAACACGCTTATTGGTTGCGGTTCAGCAACGGCATCATCTAGTTCTAGCAACTCAGTTACTTTTGGCGATGCATCTATTGCGACACTTAGAGCGCAAGTGACATCTATCACGGCGCTATCAGATGCGCGTGATAAGAAAAATGTAGAGCCATTACAAGTAGGTTTAGATTTTGTTAATGATCTAAAGCCAGTTAAGTTTGATTGGAATATGCGCCCAACTATAGACATAGACGGCAACGAAGTTAGAGGCAAAGTAGATGTACCCGATGTAGGCTTTATTGCTCAGGATTTAGTAGCGCAAGAGGATGCAAGCGGTCTAGCCGATTACCTGCAACTTACCTACCGCGATAACCCAGAAAAGTTAGAGGCAACTCAGGGCCGTTTAATTCCAATTTTGGTTAAAGCAATTCAAGAGTTATCTGCAAAGGTAGCAGCCTTAGAAGCTAACGCATAGTGCAAACTAGCTATAACGGTTGGCCAGCATCTAAGGATCAAGCCGAGATAGGCATAAAAGCCTACAAGGTAGAGGGCACAAGCCTTAAACTGCGTTGCGCCGAAAAAGTAGCGCCGTTACTTATTAACTTTGCTAGAGAGTTTAACGAGTTAATAGAGCCGTTAGAGGGTGGCACTTTTGACGATTGGGGCTATGCCTACAGAGACGTTAGAGGTGTGCCAGGCAAACTAAGTAATCACGCCAGCGGCACAGCTATAGACCTTAATGCAATTAAACATCCGTTAAAATCTATTAACACTTTTGAGGCACCTAAGGTACCTATGCTAAAAGCCTTAGTTAAAAAGTATGGCCTTGCCTGGGGCGGGGAGTGGACTAGACCCGATCCTATGCACTTTGAGATAAGTATTGGCCCTGCAAAGGTTGCAGAGTTAATAACTAAATTAGGGCTAGAAAAGAGCGAATAAATGAAAGAGCAACTAAAGGCTGCGGCCTTGTCCTACCTACGTGCAGCTCTATCGTGCGTGGGTGCGCTGTACCTTAGCGGGATTAGCGATCCTAAAGTATTGGCTAATGCTTTTATAGCTGGGCTTATTGGGCCAGTACTTAAAGCTGTAGCACCTAATGAGAAGCAACTAGGCATAGGCGCTAAGTAAGTGTCGCAGGCCCAGGCATACATAGCCGTAGCTTTGGGGATTGCTACGCTTTCAGGGCTTATGGCTGGGCTTGTGCGCCACCTTGTGAAGTATTACCTATCTGAGCTACGCGATGACGGCAACGGCGGGCATAACCTGCGCGGGCGCGTAGATCGTATAGAGGCGCGTGTGGACAAGATTTACGAGATGATGCTAGAGGACAGGCTAGCTAAGTAGGGCGTGTCGCGTTGCCTTTTGTCAGTAGGTAGAGTCATACTTTAACTACACGCTGAGAGGGCTACTCGGTTAGTAGCTTTATCGGCCTTAACAAAGGGCGAAAGATGAACAGTTTAGATCTAATGGTAGTAGGTATGCTGTGTTTATTCGTGGGTTTATTTATCTACGCAGCTTATGAAATGGGCTACAAAGTAGGCTTGGGTGAAGGTTACCTACGTGGCCGTAATATCGCTAAGGCGCTACGTGAACACGAGGCCTCTAAGTGAGTAATTTTCTTGAAGGATACGAGGATGTTAACGCGAGAATTATCAGAGCGCGTAGTGAGTACCCAAGCCTGCGTTTAGTGGCATATATCGAGGATATAGACATAACAAAAGGTTATATTCTTGTTAAAGCTGAGGCTTATAAAGAGTATGAAGATGAAAAGCCTAGCGCTGTTGACTTTGCTTTTGAGGCACGTAGTGATCGTGGAGTTAACCTGCACTTTTGGGTAGAAAACGCGGTGACGAGTGCATACGGGAGAGTTATAGGCCTGCTCACTCCTGGCGGTATTGCGCGTAGTACAAAGCAGGATATGGAAAAAGTAGAGGCGCTTAGCACTAGAGACGTAGCGCCAGTAAGTGAAGATTTATGGGCTACAACACCAACTATAGCTGCAGGCATTGAGGCAGTTAAAAATGAGTTAGGTGGCATCTATTTACAAGGCAAACCTGAGTGCATCCACGGCGCACGTGTATGGCGTACTGGCACCAGCGCCAAGACAGGCAAAGAGTGGGGCAATTACAGCTGTATCGAAAAGAGCAAAGCAACACAATGTGAGCCAGTTTGGTATATGCAAACCTCAACAGGTTGGGCGCCACAGGTATGAAGCGCACAGATAAAGAGGTTGATGATTTAATGATCAACTGGCTTTTAAGCGAATTAGCAAGCGTTTGGGCTGTGCGCCATAAAATAAGTGTAGATGCAGCTATGAGGGCCATAGTAATGATTATGGTGAAAGAGGTTGATAAAAAATGAGCGACCAATACGAATTAATTAACCTACAGGCTATGACGGGCAAATTATTTATAGACGGTGAGCTAGCGGCTGAGTACAAGGTTGAACAATGCGACAAGTGCGCTATGGTGACGCAGTTAGATCAGTTTGGCTATCAAAAGTCAGACCCCGTTGAAAACGTAATATGGTTTTGCAAAGGCTGCCGATGATAGAAAACGAGCAAGAGCTGTTTAATTACATCAAAGGTTGGTACCTGAGCGATTTAGAAAAGAGCAAAGACCAATACGACAGCCACGACTGTACGAGTACAATCTATAGGCTACATATAGAGCTAAAATGCAGGCATACGCATTATGACGAGCTAATCCTGGAGCGCGATAAGTACGAGGCGCTGACACAAGAGGCCGAGCGCCTGGGCTTTACGCCGTTTTATGTCAATGCCACACCTAAGGGCATATACGCTTTTAATCTAAAGAAAACTAAAGTTACGTGGACGGTTAAAAAACTGCCAGCCAAAACAGAGTTTGACAGCGAGGGCCAGGTTGACAAGACCGTGGCCCTTTTGCCTATCGCTGAGGCGGTGCAGTTATGAGTAAGTCAATACGCTTTGAGTGCCGCAGCTGTAAGAAAATCACAGCTCAGATAGAGCGCATAGTTACAGATAACCTGCCTGAAAACGTAAAAGTCTTACAATGCACGGTATGTAGCAAAATGAGTGTATGCCTGTTGGTTACCTATGCCGATGTATGAATATGAGTGCGTAGCTTGTAATATCCGTTGCGACTTTGAGCGATCCATACACGATGTAAACGTACCTATGTGCTGTGGCTTTGCTATGCGCCAGGTGTACGGGTCAATCGGCGCCATATTTAGGGGCAAAGGTTGGGGCAAGGATGCTAAATAGTTATCCACAGGAGTTATCCACAGGCAAGCAAAACCTGTGGACGACACGCCAAACCCGCGTAAGTTATCCACAACTGGCCAGTAACTTGACACCTACGCTACGCTCAAACTGCTTGAAGCAAGCCGCTGAGGCGGGTAGCTTGCTAAAGCGTGTAGAGCTACTTGGTAAGAGTATTGCCTTAACGGCGTTGCTTTCAATAACAAGCATTACGATAGCAAGTGCATACGATCCAGTAGAGTCTTATAAGTTATATGCTCATATGAAGCTATTAGATGATAAACAATATAGATGCTTAGTTATATTGTGGCGTAATGAAAGCCAATGGAACCCTAAAGCAAAGAATCATAAGAGCAGCGCATACGGCATACCTCAGCTGCTAAAGATGACAGAGACCAATCCATATAAGCAGATAGACTTAGGCATTAAATATATTATTAAACGTTATGTTAATCCTTGTGCAGCTTTAGATCATCATAAGAAAGTAGGGCATTACTAAGTGAAGGC